CTCTCTTTGACTGAATTCCAGAAGGGGTACCGCCTGCCGGCGGAGTACCTGGTAGACATGCTGGCCACTGATCTGACCACGGCAATGATCGAGGTCAACACCGATCTGGCCAGCCTCAAGGCCCGATGGTCTGCCGTTGGCGTGTCCTCCGTGGAATCTGCTGACCCTATGGTGCTGCCGGAGCGCACATTTCAAGCAGCGACGTACAAGCGCGCCGTCTACACCCGCGCCAAAGCTAGCCTGCTGACCCAGTTCGCCACGGTGACCCGCCGCGAAAGCGCCGAGAACACCGGCAAGGAACTGCCGGAGCGAGCGGAAACCTTCCTCGCGTTCAGCCAGGCCGCTGTGCGCTCGCTGCAGGGCCGTGGCCGCATTACGGCGGCGCTGCTATGACCAAGCTAAAGGCGCTGACCGCGTACCTCATTCAGCGCCAGCTGGTCGCGCCTGAGCAGTTGGACAGCTGGACCGATCAGGTCGGACTGGAACTGGTCTGGAAGCCGGACGTGCAGGGAATGCACATGGGCGACATGAACTACACCGCGACCATCGTGCTGGAACGTTTTGCCGATCACCCGGGGCGGCTGATGGCCCTGGTCGGCAGCTGGCTGGAAACCAACGACGACGATCGCGACGACCTGCCGGCCGTGCAGTTCGACATCACCATGCTCGATGACGATCTGGCTGACGTCGACATCAAGCTGCAGTTCAGCGAACCCCAGTACCTGTCCGAGGACCCGGACGGCGAAATCATCGCGTTCGGCAAGACCTGGTCATTCATCCCATTCGACTTGTGGGTGGCTGAGCAAGGCGAGGTGACCGGCGATGGCGCGTAGCACGTTCGAGCTCGACGTTCGCGGCTATCTGGGCGTCCAGGAACAACTGGCCCTGTTGAGCCTTCCACCACAGCTGCGTCGGCGCCTGCTCAACAACGTCACCAAGCGCGTGCGCAGCATGAGCCGCCAGCGGATCCGTGAACAACGCGACGTCGATGGCAGCGCCTTCGCACCGCGCAAAGGCTCGGCCAAGGGCAAAAAGAAAATGGAAGCGGGCCTTGGCAAGTTGCTGATGGTCACCCGCGTGAACGCCGACGAGGCCGAGTTGGGATGGCGCAACGCGCTGACCCGCTGGGTTGCCTCGCAGCAGCACAACGGCGTGTCTGAGCGCCGTACCGCCGCGCAGATGCGCAAGTGGAACAAGACACCTCCCGGTCTGGCCGCGACGGAAAAACAGGCCAAGCGCCTGCGCCGTCTCGGTTTCAAAGTCCGTCAGGAAGGCAAGAAAAGCCTTACGCGCCCGTCGGTGGCGTGGATTCAAGAGCATGTGAACTACGCCAAGGCGGGTCTGCTGATCCGCATCCTGGACAACGAACAAACCGAATCCACTGGTGCGCAAAGCTGGGACATCACCCTGCCAAAACGCCAGTTCCTCGGCGTTGGCACCGAACGGGATACCAGTCTTCTGGTGAACCAGGTGCTGCAACAAATCCTCAATTCTCCCCGCTAGCGAGGCACTGCATGGCACTCGGTCAAGTCAGCGTTAACAACCTCAATCTCAGCCAGGGCGCTGTGACGGCGGTTGAACGCTATTTTCTTTTCATCGGCCCTGCCGGCAAGAACGCCGGCTCGCTGATCCCCTTGAACACCGACAGCGACCTGGACGTCCAGTTGGGCATCCCTGCCAGCGATCTGAAAACTCAGGTCACGGCTGCGCGCTTGAACGGCGGCGATCGCTGGGCCTGCCTGGCGGCACCGACCGCCGCCGATGGTGACTGGGTCGTAGCGCTGGAGAAAGCGCAGCAGCAAGGCTATTCAGTCGAAGCGGTGGTCATCACCAAACCGGTGACCGCCGCTGATGCGCTGTCGGACATGCACGATGCGGCTATCGAGCTGAGCAACACCTACGGTCGCCGCGTGTTCGTGATGGCGGCGAGCAAGGGCATCGACGCTACGGTGCAGACATGGGCGCAGTACCTAACGGAACAGAAGGCCATCACCCTGGACCTTCTGGCGCCGCGTGTCCTGGTCGTGCCGCAACTGCATGGCAATGACCTGGGCGTGCTGGCCGGTCGTCTGGCAAACGCATCTGTGAGCATCGCTGATAGCCCGATGCGCGTGGCCACCGGCGCACTGCTTGGCCTTGGCGACATTCCCAAAGACAAGGACGGCATCCCCCTGCAGTCGGCATTGCGCTCCGAGCTGGACAAGGCCCGCTTCTCAGTTAGCCAGACTTATCCGGATTACCCGGGCGTGTACTGGGGCGACGGCAACCTGCTCGATGCACCTGCCAGCGACTTCCAAGTCGTTGAGCACCTGCGCATGGTCGACAAGGCGGCGCGGCAGATCCGGCCGCTGCTGATCAGCCGGGTCGCCGATCGCCGCCTCAACAACTCGGCCAACAGCATGGCCGTGAACATCAATGCCCTGATGGCGCCACTGCGCGCCATGGCGAAGTCGACGACATTCGCTGGCCAGGTGTTCCCGGGCGAGATCGAGCAGCCCAAAGACGGCGACATTGTTCTGACCTGGCTCAGCAAAAAAGCGGTCGTGGCCTACATCAAGCTGCGTCCCCTCAACTGCCCGAAAGACCTCACCGCGAACATCGCGCTGGACCTTTCCACCGACGATTCGGAGTAACCCATGGCGGCAAAGATTGGCGGCAAGAACTTCGACGTGAACCTGGGCGACCTGCAGGTCCACGTCGAGAGCTGCACCCTGGACATCACCGACAACACCGCCGTGGCGCAAACCCGGGGCGTGCCGAACGGGCACGTCGACGGTGACGTAGCGGCTGCCGGCGAGATCGAGTTGGACACCACCAACTTCAACCTGCTGATCGAGGCCGCCAAAACGGCCGGCAGTTTCCGGGCGCTGGAACCGTTTGACGTCGTGTTCTTCGCCAAGGCCGGTGACGAGGAACTGCGCATCGAGGCGTTCGGTTGCAAGGTGCGCCTGTCCAGCCTGCTGAGCATCGATCCAAAGGGTGCCGAGAAGAACAAGCACAAGATCCCCTACGACGTCACCAGTCCGGACTTCGTGAAGATCAACGGCGTGCCGTACCTGGACGCCACTGAAATCGAGGGCCTGACCTAATGGTTTGCCCGTTCGACCGCGCCCAGGCGCTTGAGCTTCGGCAGCGTGAGCAGGCCATCAAGGCCCAGCTTGCGGGCAAGCGGCCGACCGGGCCGAGCCGGACCCACTGTGTGGACTGCGAAGAGCCGATCCTCGAAAAGCGCCGTGCCCTGGGCGGAATCGTCCGCTGCACACCCTGCGAATCCCTTTATGAACAAGGAAAACGCCGATGAGCATCATCACTTGGCCGCACTTCGCTGCCGCTGAATTGCGTTGCAAATGCGGCAAGTGCAACAGCACCGGCGCCGAGATGGATCCGGCATTCATGGCCGAGCTGGTGACCCTGCGTCAGCAATTTGGCCGGCCGATGGCGCTGAGCAGCGCCTACCGCTGCCCGAAACACCCGGTGGAAGTGAGCAAGCCTGCACCAGGTGAGCACTGCACCGGTCTGGCCGTTGATGTGCGCTGCCGTGGGGAAGATGCCGTGGAGATCCTGCGCTTGGCCATGAACCTGAAGTTCACCCGGTTCGGCATCAGCCAACGCGGCAATGCTCGTTTTCTTCACCTGGGCATGGCGCCGGCCGGTGGCCGATTCCCCAGTCCTGCGATCTGGAGCTACTGACATGCACCGTACCCGAGTGGTGGCAGTTATTGGTGTGTTCGCTTTGTTGTTGGGCAACCACATGGACAGATTCACCGATTACTTCGACAGCACCTACGCGGATTACGTAGGCACCGTGGCCGGCGTGTATTGCCTGGCGCCTGCAGAGTTACGCGACACGCTCCGTCAAATCATCGATGCAAATGCGGCGCCCAACAAAGTCCGCGTGGAGTGCGCTGCCGATGCCCTTTAGAAGCGACCTGATCGTCAAGGCTGTGAACGGTTCGCCGCTGTGGGATCTCGTCCGTCCGCTGTTCTTTGTGACTGCAAACGGTCGGCCGGTGACGGTGCCAGCAGGCTATCGAACGGATCTGGCCAGCGTGCCGCGCCCGGTGTGGTGGCTGGTACCGCGTGACGACGAAATGGCCCGCCGGCCCGCTGTGGTGCATGACTACATCTACACCAACCTGACCCGCAAATTCACCAAAGCCGAAGCCGACCTGGTGTTTTACCAGGCCCTGCAGGAAGAGGGCATGCATAAGCCTCTGGCCTGGCTGATGTACAGCGCGGTCCGTATCGGCGGCCGTGGCAACTGGAGCGCATGACATGGAGTTGAACCCGCTGACCGTCAGCGTCTTGCTGGTGCTGACCGAACTCGCCCTGACCGGCGTGCTGGGCTTTCAGGTTTACCTGTTCAAGCAGGTCAGCGCGGCGCGCCGCGAGCACCTGGAGCTGCGCCTGTACATGGCCCAGAACTACGTGAGCAACGAGCAATTCGACAAGGTCATTTCCCGGCTGGAAACCCGCTTGGAAAACCACCTCGATACCTATTTTCGCAACCTCAACAAGAGAGCCAACGCATGACTGACGTAAACCGCGACATCACCCTGGAAGTGGGCGACACCGAATTCAAATTCCGCCTTACCCCGGCGGACGTGACCAAGTACTTCAACGCCACAACCAATAGCAACAAGGTCGCCCCGGCCAACAACCTGTTGGTGAACACCGTTGACCAGGAACAACGCGCTTCGCTGAAGCCGCTGCTGGGCAACCCGATCACCGTGATGGAACTGGCCGGCGCACTGCTCGAGGAGTACTCGCCGAACCTTGAAATCGTCGTAAAAAAGTCCTCAGCCACGCTGACAGCCTGAAGGACGACGCACTGGGCCAGTTGATGGCCCTGTCCACTCGCTGGCTACCTGGCGCCGAACCCTCGATTGAAAACATGGGGGTGGCCAAGTGGCTGGAAGACGAACACTGGCGCCGCATGGAGATCGCCGTTGCCAACGGCATCGCCTTCGCGCTGAACGGATAGATATCAATGGCTGACCGCGCTGCCCGCCTGGCTTTCATCCTCAGTCTGACCGACAAGGTCAGCGCGCCCCTGGGCAAGGTGAAATCCAGCTTTTCCGACCTGGCCAACCAAGGCCAGCAGAACATTATCAAGGTAGGCGCAGGCCTGGCCGGGATGGTGGGCGCCGGTGTGGCCATTACCGAATCGCTCCAACCCGCGCTGGAGATGAACCGCGCCCTGGGCGAGGTTCGTTCCCTGGGCGTCGCGGAAGATGCCCTGGATGCGCTCAACCGTAAGTCGTTGGAATTTTCCGTGGCCTACGGCGAGAACGCCCAAGCGTTCGTCGCCTCTGCATACAGCATTTCAGGTGCGATCAAAGGCCTGGCCGGCGAGCAGTTGGCCACGTTCACCAACACCAGCAACCTG